TCTTTTTCAACACCGAAAAATAATATTTTTACTGCTGCGTCATGATTAAAAACATTAAATAAAATTACCAAATGATTTAATATTAATCGTTCTTTTAATATTTTTTTTGCTTTATATCTTTTAAATAACTTTCTAAGATATTTAATTCGTTCTAAATCTTCTCGAAACTCTTTTTCATCTAATGCTACATTTTCATAATTCTTGATGCAGTACATCAAGAAATTATTCTTATTCAGAACCACGTTACTGTATTTCTACACCCTTTGTTTTATAAGCATTAACAAAGTCCATAGCTAATTTCTTTGCTTCTGCTTCTTTATATTTTAAGAAAGGGTAATTGGCGATAGTTTTTGATGTGTTAGATTTCTTATTGTTTGCTTGAACGTGATAACCCTTTTGGCTTCTGAATACAACTAATTCTCCACCCTTTAAGGATTTCTTTGTAATTTGTGAACCAGCTTCTTTAAGATATTTACGTTCTAAAATGTAACTTAGAAGACTCATTTCTTTATCCTACTGTAAAATTCTATCTGTATGATATTTATTTGCTGATAAATTTGGTTGTGGATTTATGATAATTTCTTCTTTTTCACCACTTAGTTTGTTATCATCTTTTTTTTGTTTTTTATTGATAACTTCTTTTACGGCGTCGATTAGTGTTTGTGGTAAATCTTTTATCATATTACTTTTTGAAAATTCTTCTGTAATCGTTTGAGTCTAGTGGTCTAGAACCTTTTGTTTTAGCTACCTGAAGCATTCTTTCCATAGCTAAATGTAAGTCAAGATCAGATTTTGCATCTTCTCTTGCATATTCCATACAGCGAATCATCAAAGGAACTGAAATCATAATAGCATCAATTCCTTGTACACCTTCTGATAAATTTTGACGAATTTCTTTAAATGATTTCATATAACTATTTATCTATTCTGGTTCTTCTGTTGCTTTCTTTAACATCTTTTGTAAGTCACTAGTGGAACCAACGAAAACGTTTTGTTGTGTAATCTGAGTTTTGTTCACATGTTGAACATTTTCTATTTTTGATTTAGCTGTATGTATTTCAATTAAATCTTTATTAAGTGTAGATAATGTTGATATTAGTCCAGATAAAACTTCATATGTTCTTGGGTGTTCAGTTTCTTTAGCTAATTCTAAAAGATCATTCAATGTTTCTGATCCTTTTAAGATTAGATTCATATAATTTTTACGAACAATTTCAAAATCTGTGTCTAATTTTTCATGTGAAGTTTCTTCTCCCGAGAGAATAACTTCTACTTGTTTTGGTTTCATAACTTGAGTATTCTCAATTTCTTCAGCTATTTCAAATAGCTCAGTTAGTTTTTTATCTGAGTTCATGTAAAGTATTTATTGTAAATATGATTACACAATTCTAATTATATTCAATAAGAGTCCATGCAAATTTAACTCTAGCTTCATATGAAGGGGTTCCAATACCATCATAAGTATATGCTACTGTTGATCCACTAGTCCAAGTGATAGTTGTGCCATTTGTTAGCACAGCTTGAACACCAAGATATGGTAGTGGATATGTTGAACCACCATAACTTCCCCCTAAAGCTGGACCGACTTTATAATGACTAGCATTTTCTATTATTAAAAAAGCTTTTGAAGTGGTTACAGAAGTAACAGTTATAGTTCCTGTATGTGGTCCTGCTGCTGATGTATTTGTTGTGTCAACAGTGCCACGTTGAATAGATTTAATTCCGCCACCGCTTGTAAATGAACTTAAATTTGCCATATATTTATCCTATTTTTTATCCTAAGACCCATCTTGTATTTGTTCCATTCCAAATTAAATCAAAAGGAACAGCTAAATCTATTGTCAGTGATGTATCTGTATTCATAATAGCATTTCCGTTTCCGGAAATTGTATAACTGTTAATTAAATTGCTTCCTGGAATAAACGAAATTCTATCACCATCAGATAAACTGGTATTTGGTAAAGTTAATGTTATTGAATTTGCATTAACTGTATAACCATATCCAACTGAAACTGAAGCACTAACACTTGTAGGAACATAATCTACAATTATTGTTTTATTTCCTTGTGGACCAGAAGAAATAACTCCAGAAATAGTTGGTGAACTTAATGTCGGTGTAGTTAATGATAAAGATGATGCTAATTTAGCTGAAGTAACTGTACCGTTTCCAATTGTTGTTGATAATTGAACGTCACCTGATCCGTTAAATGAAACAGCAGATGCAGTAACATCACCAGTTAATGAAAATGTTCTACTTGTTTGTAAGACAGTTGCTGTTGCTGCATTTCCTGTGCATGATGCAGATGAACCAGTTACAGAAATTCCCCATGAACCTGAAGCATTTGTACCTGTTGTTGATGGTGCGCCAATTGTATTATAACTAATTGTTTGTGCAGCAGATCCATTAAAAGTTGAACCAGAAACAGCACCAGTTCCTAAATTATCAAATGTTATTGAATTTGTTGTATTTGCGGTAACTGTTCCAGAACCACCTAATGAAATTACAGTTCCATTTACCGTAATTGATGAATTAGTTAATGCGCCATTTGGAATATTTGTTAGTGAAGCACCTGAACCTGAAAATGTTGTAGCAAAAACTGTTCCACTTGCATCTCTTGCTACAACTTTGCTTGCTGTAGCTGCTGTTGTTGCATCAACAGCAATTGTTCTTGCAGCAGATCCATTATAAGAAGTTCCTGTTAAGTATGAGCCAAATGTTAATGTATTTAAATTATTTCCAAGAGAAACACCAGAAATTGTAGATGCTGCTAATTTAGTAATTGCAATTGCTGCTGTTGTACTAATATCAGCATTTACAATTGAATTTGATAATGATAATTTAGAATAAGCAATTGCGGCAGTAGTTGCGATGTCTGCATTTACAATTGAATTTGATAATGATAATTTAGAATAAGCAATTGCGGCACCAGTTGCTATATCATTATTTACAATTGAATTTGATAATGATAATTTAGAATAAGCAATTGCGGCACCAGTTGCTATATCATTATTTACAATTGTTCCTGAAAGTGATAATTTAGAATAAGCAATTGCGGCACCAGTTGCTATATCAGCATTAACAATTGAACCAGATAATACTAATGTTCCAGATGTAGCTGGTAATGTAATTGTTGTAGTTCCAGCAATTGCTGTTGCTTGTAATGTTATTGTGCCTGATGTTGAACCTGGAAATTGTACACTAGAAATACCAGTTAATGCCAAATTAGCAGATGCTCGATTTAATGCAACAGCAGTAGATCCAATATTAACTGTAGAATTACCCAAAACACCAGATGGAATTGTTCCAGTTAATGTGCTTGCTGGTGTGGAAGAAATTGTAGCAGTAATTTGTGTTGAACCACTAGTTCCAAAAGTAATATTTCCATCAACGAATGTTAATGCTCCAGTTAAACCTTCTAATGATGTTACACCGGAAATTCCAGTTGCACCACCCCCAGTAGCACTAATAGTTATTGAACCAGTAGACCCTGTAATTGAAATACCAGTACCAGCAGTAATACTTGTTACACCAGTATTTGCTACAGTAAATGTATTTGTTGGTGATTCTGTAATTGAAATTGCAGTTCCAGCAACTAAATTACCAGAATGAAATGCTTTATAGGTGTTAATTAATAAGTTTGGACTTGTCCATTTTAAATTAGAACTAGTCTGTAAAACACCTTGGGTGCCGTTTGAAAACGGCACCTCCCCTGATGTTATTGCACTAGATGTGTTGTATCTAAATAAACAAAATCCACCAGTAGTTGAACCATCATGAATATAGAGAGTTTTATCAGTTGTGTTAATTGTTAGTTCACCAACTTTACCAATTAAAGTGTTCGCTGTGACTCTATTTTTTCTTAAAACTATATTACCCATGTATTTACCTACTGGTGGATTTTAATTAAACTGTAGCGGTATCAGCTACTTCGTCTACAAACTCAACATTATCTAACCAAGGTTCAAGTGAACTTAGTTCAATTGGAGTTAGCTTTACATCTTCTAAAAGGTTAATATCAATCTTATGATCAAACTTAAAATCTACTTCTTCATTTAGAAGAGATGTTAAATCTGCAAAAAATTGCTGTTGATATTCATCCTTAATTTTTCGTGTTCCATCTTCTTGATCTACACCATACTTATCAAAAAGCTTCATTCTAGAATCTTCAAAATACTTTATTTCTTCCGCAAAAGCTTTTGCAATTCTGGTAAATCTATAAGACACCTTAATTGGTAGCTCAACATTTAGTAGCTTGGCTACGACAGGTTCTGCATTCTTAATTTGTGCAAGTGATAGTTTCATTATTTTATCCTTTTCATTTAATATAAATTATGCTCTTTTAGACACATAGTTTCAAGTTTTATTTTACTACAATTTTTCCAGTTGTTGCACCAGAAAAAACTACTGTGCAACTATTACTAGTATTTATAGTTACTGAAGATGGTGTAATTTGTACGTTAGAACCATTATAACAAGCAACTATAATATCTGATGTATTTAAATTATGATTAACAGTTACTGTTGTTTGAGCAGTAAATGTAACACTATATGTTCTATTTAGTGGGAATCCACCAGCAGTTGAACCATCATGAACAACTAAAACTTTTTTAGTTGTATCAACAGTTACTTCACCTGATGCGCCAGTAAAAGATGAATGCTCTGTTGTGGTTCCTCTGCGTTGTTTTATTGTAATTCCAGCCATTATTTTTTACCTAAAAGTGAAGATACTGTTTTACTTTTTTGCCAAAACTTACAAGCCCAATATTTTGCCTTGGTTTTTGGTTTTGGAACTGAAGGATCATCACAACCATGTCTTGATCTAAAAGCTTTTCTTCTTTCTGGATTATCTCTTTTAATTGACATGTTTGGATCACCAAATTCAACTTTTTTGATATTTCCAGTTTTTGGATCTTTGACGTATACTTTATACTTTTTGCGATCACCCCTCATAGGTTTATTTAGAGGAGGATTTTTTTTCTTTTCCTCTTCAGTTAAGTCTTCTAATTCGTTTTCTAGTAAGTGAAAAAATTCTTTTAATGATAGCATGTTAGTTACTTCTTATGTTTCTTATTATACATATCCCATGCTTTAGCGTAAAGAACTTCTGTTCCTTTCTTTTCACCATATTCTTTCTTGAATCTTGCTTTGTTTGACTTGATCCATTTTTCAATTTCTGGATCATTTGGTGACTTCTCTACAATAACACTATCACAACCACATTCATTCAAACTTTCTCTAAACTCTTTAAATGTTTTCATTTTTGTGCCTTTTATGAATTGTTCAGATTTTGTTTTCCAAGTTCCACCTTTAGATTTATACCATTTAGCTGCCCATCCATTAGCATATGCTGATGGATAAACATCAAACTTTTGTTTAGCTAAAGCTTTTGCTCTAGCCCATAATTTAGCATTGGAAGGAACATTCTTTTCTTCTAAATATTCAACTTCTTCTGTTTTTACGTTTATTGGTTTATTTCCGGTTCCTGGTCTATCTGCTTGTGGATCTAATCTGCGCTTTCTTCTAGCAGCTTTTGCTCTATCTTCTTTACTCATAGAGTCTGCTTTTTGTTTGGGTAAACATTTTGGTTTACCTTCACCTTCTTCTCTAGCACAATCTCCTTTAATTTCACCATCGGTTCCAATTCTAACCCAATTACCTTTTGGATCAGTTTTACTAAACCATTTACGCAAATCTTCATTAACATCTTCAGAAACTGAATCAGAATTATATGTCATATAATCATATACTGTTTGAATATAATCTTCTGCCAAATCAATTTTATTTTGAACCCAACCTTCTAAGTCATCAGAATCAGAAATTTTATCCATTAATGCTGCTGATAACTTAGAAATTTTTTCCAGTTGAGCTAATATCATTCTACCTTCAGCTTCTTCTTTGAACATTCGCAAACTCCTTGAAATATTTATTAAATATTTATTAGAATTTAAAATCAGAAAATTTATTTTTGAATTTGAATGGAGATTTAACAATTGTTTCTTCTAAATCATCTTCTTCATCATCATGTCCAGAATCAACTAAATCTTGTGCTGATTGATCGACATCATAAAGTTTCATTCTTGATCTATCAATACCAACAACAAACTTTCTATACATGGCTGGATCATTATAACGATTTTTCAATTGCTTCACCATTATCTGATTTAACTTTTCAAGTTCCTCAGTACTAATAAGAGCAAACATTAAATCTGCTGTAGCTGGAAGACCGAAACTTTCTGATGTATCTTCTAAACCAACATCTGAATTTGAATAACCTGAACGAGTGGTTTGTGTTGCTGTAACAATTGGAACTGAATATTCAACAGCTAAACCACGAATCTCTTCTGCAATAGATTTAACATAAGTGTAACTATTTACATTAGAACCAACTTTAAGTCTTGAACTTGAACAAATATTTAGATAATCAATAAAGATAATATCTGGAACAAAATTCTTTTTCATAGCTAATTCATTCAATAGAACACGAAAATGATTAGCATTAGCTGATGCGGTTGGATATTCTTTTACAACAAATTTTCCAGTTGTTTTACTTCTAACTGCTGTTAACTTTTTGTTGAAATTATCTTCAGATAATTTTCTCATTTCAACAATTGGAACATTTAAAAGATTAGAATCAATTCTTTCAGCAATTCTTTCTTCTGCCATTTCAAGTGTGATATAAAGGACATTCTTACCCATCATAAAAACTGATGAAGCCATATCACACATGAACAAGGATTTACCTACGCCAGTTCCAGCAAGAATAACAGTAAGAGTTTTTTCACTAATACCACCAGAAGTAATTCTATTAAAATAGTCTAATGCAAATGGAATTTTGTTTTCTTTGCGATGATAAAATTCAAATCTTTCATCGGAATTTTCAAGATAATCATGACCAACATTTCTATCAAAAGAAACACCTAAAGCATCACTGAGAAGTTTTGGTAAAGCACCTTTATCTAACTTATCATCTTTACCTTCAATAATATTTACAGACTTAATGATTGCATTATAAATTGCTCTATCTTTACAAAACTGTTCGGTCTTGTCAATTAAAAATTGTGTGTTGGTTTCGTCTGTGTCATTAGAAATTTCTTCTAAAGTTTCTTTAATAGATTCAAAGTCTCTCTCATTAATATTCTTATCGTTACTTACAAGAATAGCTAATGCTTCTTTTGTAGGTAAACTATTATATTGATTGAAATAGTTCTTCACATGAGAGAAAAAAATTCTCTCATGTGAATTACTAAAATATTCCTCTTCAATGAAAGGAATAGTCTTTCTTGTGAAATCATCATTCTTTACTAAGTTCTTCAGAATTATGTTCTCTAACGTCATTTAATGCATCATTCTCCATCTGAGATTTTAATAAATAAACTAAGTACTCACCAACAAAATCTGAAAATTCTTTATTAGATATAACTTCTTCAGAAATATTGTTTGGATTATCTACAACATTAATTTCAAATGAAAGTACATCATCCACTACTTCTAGTTTATCATACTTGTAGACTAAATTCAAGTACTTTTCATCTAAAATTTTAATAGCAAAATTATCTTCGCCATTAATTCTTACAATACTGACATTAAAATTATTCATCTCCATCTTCATAATCCTCTTCTGTTTCTCCGGTTTCTACATCATTGAAATTCTTTTTCTTTAAACCATAATAAAATTCATTTCTAGCACATACATCTAATTTATCTAAAATATCTTTTGTAAAGAATTTTTCTGGATTTTTTAGAATATGTTTTTCAAATGCTTGTACACCATTAACTTCATACTTATTTGAAACTTTTTTGAATAAACCATATTTCTCACCAAGTTCTAATAAACCATAATATGGATTCATTCCGGTTTCATAATTTAAACTAATTTTAATTTGAGCATTTTCTTTTGTTAATCTGCCTTTTTTATTAGTTACTGTGATAATATTACCTACAACACCTTGAGCATCTTTATCTTTTGCTTTTGAAAGGAAAAGAATTGATGATGCTGCATACTTCAAACCAGAACCACCCGACATAACTTTTTGAGAAAACATTTTACCTTGTTCATCATATGTGTGATTTGTTACTACAAGAGGAATACCAGCACGTCCAAGTTTCAATGTAATTGTTCTGAAAGCAGCTTTAATAATTCCTGCTCTTGTCATATCTTTTGTTTCTGATCCAGCAACAGAATCTTCCATTTCTTTGGTTGTAGATAACATTCCTAATGAATCTAAAACAAACATAATAGGTTTACGTTCAGACTTAGATTGTGTTAGATACTTTTCAATAATTTTTAACATTTGTGTTCTAAATTCTTGAACTGTAGTTACAGGAATAATTGCTACTCTAGAAGTATCAATACCTCTTTCTTCTAGTGTTTGTTTTGTAATTGCAGATTCAGTTTCAAAATAAAGAACACCAGCTTCTGGATTTTGATTTAAGAAAAACTTACAAATATCTAATACAAGATAAGTTTTACCTGTTGCTTCTTCACCAGCAATTGCTGTGATTTTATTATCTGGAAGTCCACCATAAATTGAACCTGAAAGAATTGCATTTAGCATATATGAACCAGTTGGAATGAAGCCGTTTATATCTCCAGCTTCAATTCCTTCTGATGCTAATGCAGCGTAACTATTTCCTGTTGTTTTAACTAAATCTGTAAAATAATTATCTTTTTTTGCCATATGTTAACCGAATAAATCCTCTAATGTGATTGTTTTTTCTAATTCCCATCCAATTGTATCTAAGATACTCTTTAATGGTTCAATAAATGTCTTCTCAAATTGTTTTTCATAATCAATATACTTATGAAGACCTAATTCTTTTGGAAGTTTTGTGTTAAATGAAATAACAGAATCTGAAGTTGGATTTTGTTTTTTCAAATGAATAAATTTAATTTTCTCACCTTCATTAATTAAAGGATATGTATTATATAACTTTTTCTCTGTTAATAAGTTATTATAAATTAACGCACCCTTTACATGAATTGGAGTTCCTTTTGTAAAAATATTTGATTTATCAGAATACTTCTCAAGACCATTAACTGATCTTGGAAATGATATTTCTTCAACTGAACAAGAATTAAATCTATTTCTTACATCAATGATATATTTCTGTAATGTTTCTTCATTACTTGTCATAATTAGTTTTACGCAGTTTTTCATTTCTTCTCTGCAAAACTTTGGAGTTGAAGATTTAACAATCTCCATTCCCATGACTTTTAGTTTAGGTGTTTCATATCTTAACCCTTCAACATCATAGGTGTTTAAAATATATCTCTTTTTTGCTTGCCAAATACCTTTATCAGCAATAACTTCTCGTTTCATTTTTAAGATTTCTGGATTCATTCCGTTTAAGAAATTATCAGAAATATCTTTAAAAATATTTTCAATTTCTGTTTCAATTACATTAACACAAAAATCATCAATATAATCTACAATCTTTTTATTATCTGTTTCTTTAGGAAACATTTTGGATACAAGAGGATCTAATGTAATGTAGTTTGAATCAGTATCAATATAAATCACATATTCATAATTTTCTGTTCCAATTTTTTTGTTTAAGAAATCATTTAGCTTATTACCGACATAACGAATAATAAACTGACCAGTCATTGTAACAGCTTGAGCATTTTCTAAATCAAAAAATCTAAAATATTCATTACCCATAGCTCCGTATAATGAATTTAATTGAATCTTCATTGTTTTCTGTTTTAAGTCATACTTACTTTGAAGATTATTAATATTTTCAATATCTGGATCGTTGGGATTTTCTTTTGCTTTCTTCTCCATTTCCTTAGCTAATTTTCTAAACTTAATTCTATCATTAAATAGTTTTTCAACAAGTTCAGAATAAAAACTAATAAAATCTTTTCTATACATTACACCATTTGCACCAATAGTATAATCTTTATCAAAAGAAAAGTCATTACTTTCTAATACCTGTTCAATATTAAAAAATTTCTTATTTGGGGATTTTGTCTCAACACCGATATTTAAGAAACGAATAATAGAAGGGTAGAGTGAGTTAACGTCAAAACTAACAACCCATTTATGGAAACCAACTTTTGGATTTTTAACATATGCTCCAACAAATTGATCACTCTTTGATGAATTTTTCTTCTGTGAAACAATAATGTTTTTGTTTTTTAGATAATTATAAATTGTGGTATCCCAAGTTCTGACCTGAGATAAGACATCAACGTAATTAACATGACCAAAGTAAGCAACACTTAAAGTTAATTCGATTAGTTTTAGTTTTGCTTCTAATCTATCAACAAGAGCAACGTCTTGAATATTATATTCAACGAATGTTTGGTAATGGTTTGAATAGAATTCTTTGAACGAACCATCGAAGGGAAGTTTATTATCACCAAGTTCTACTTGAGCAATAAAATCTAGTTTATATGATTCTCTTGGCTCAAGTACATTTTTCTTGTAGATTTCATAATAATCAATAATTGACGTACCATAAAGATCATAAGTTACATTTTCTTTTCCATTCATGATAACAGTTTTTTCACGAATGTACTTCCAAAATGAAAGTCTTTTACTGGCTCCATCACCAAGAATCATATTTATACGTCTTACAAGATAAGGAATATCGAAAAATCTGACATTCCAACCAGTAATAATATCTGGTTGCATCTTTTCCATGAAAAGTAAAAACTTATCTAAAAGTTCACTTTCATCTTCACATTGAATGTAATTTTGATATTTATTTTTTGGAGTAAATTCACCAAGTCCAAAAGTAAAATAATGTTTTGAATTAAATACTTTTACGGTAATTAAATTTACACGTTCTTGAGTGTATTCTACTTTTGGGAAACCATGTTCAGATTCTGTCTCAATATCCAAAGTCATAATCTTGATATGTTTCATATCAAATTCAATATCATTTGGATAGTTTTCTGAGATGTATGAAAAAATAGGATTAATATCACCATAAATTGAGAAATTGGAAACATCCTTGTATTTCTCAATAAATTCATTATAATCTTTGATATTTATAAAATCTACTTTTTCTAGATACTTATTGTCTAGAGATTTGAAGTTAGATTTATTTTTTGAAGGAATATAAAGTGATGGAGCATATTCAAACTTATAATTTGAGGGTACTCCGTTATTAACTTCACGAACATAAACAGTATTACCAATACTGGCAACATTTGTATAAAATTTCATAATTATAGTATATCACAGTTTTTTGTTGTTGTCAACTAAGAAAGAAATATTTTTGATGAAAAATCATTAACCTTTGCTAAAAGTTCAGCACCATATCCACTATTTAAATTTAATCCCCTACCACCAATTACTTGTGTAACCGCTCTATCCGCATCTGCTTGATTAGTAAATTTTGTATTCCCATGTAAACCTACTAAAATAAATTTAACAGAAATAATAGCAGAAATAGTTTTATCACTTACCAATAAGTCCGGATTTTGAATAATATTGAATCCACACATATCACCATATGTCTTATAGTTAGCTCTACCTGTTAATTGGATATAACCTCTTCCACGATAAATCCAACCATCACCGGGATTTATATTGCCCATCAAACGACCGATAGAATTATTAGAACCATAAATTAATTCTGCAAATTCTCTTGGATTACATTTAATTGTAGATAATTCAGAATCAGTTAATTTAGAAACTCTAGAACCAAATATAGATTTGATTCTAGAGTTGTCAGTTTTACAATAATTTAGATTTTCTTCTCTTGGGATTAAACCACATTCTTTTTGCATGTTAGCAATTATCGCTTTCTGCAAATAAGGGTTAGTAATTCCATGTGCTACAAACGCATCTAAAATTGGTTGTAAAAGTTGTTTATCCATTTCTATGTCCAAAGAGATTTGCGAATTTTCATCAGACGAATTAACATTTTTTCATCTTCTTTTTCATATTTATTTTCGATTTTTGTTACTTTTTCAAATACTGCACTTTCTTTCTTAGTGAATGGTTTCATAGTATAAGTATTACTTCCTTCTTCTCTTATAAAATGTTCAGATAAGTTTTTATCTTTAAAAACTTCATCATAACCAGCTTCAATATATGGATCTGGTCTATTTGGTCTAGTTACTTTCCACCAAGTATAAAGTTCTAAAATTTCTTTTGCTGATTTTGTTTGATGTTCTAATTGAGATTCATTAATTTCCCAATTTAGATATGCAATTCCATCTTGGGGTGAACGGAATCTGCAAAATTTCTTTTGAAACCAAGACAACTTAGAATATGCACTATCATCAGTCCATGTATTCATCCATGCTTTTTCAATTTCAACAAAATCAACAAGAAGCTTGAAATTAACATGTAAAATGAGTTCACCTGTGTCATAATATCCAGGTTTTAAACCACTATTTACAATATAATATCTTCTAGTTGTTCTATATCTAATAGAATTCAAGATATTATGATATCTATATTTTACACTATACATAATATCTTCAAATTTATCTTTCCAATAATTTTTTGGTTGCATTTTCAATCCTTTCATCTAACTCTTCAATTGGTGAATAACCATTTCCAACTCTATGTGCATAGGACCATTTACAAATATTTCTTATTAAATTATTTAGTTTTTCTGAATCTAGTGTAACTTCTGCATAGAGTTGGATTCTATGCAGAAGTTCTTCGTAGATTTCTATCTTTTGTTCATTTGTCATCATATTAAAAATTGACTCTTAGACTTAACTGTAACTGTCTAGAAGTTCCCAGACCAACAGTTTTATCTAGTGTTGATTGTACTGTTCCGAATGCTGCTCCTTTTGTTGCATTTGAATAAACCTGTCCAGGTTGTAGTGTATTAGACTGACCAATTCTGGATGGAATTGCATTTGGTAATTGTGCTGGAGGATTTGCAAAATTTACATTATTAAAGATGTTATATAATTCTGTTCTGAAAATTAAATTATATTTGTCTTTAGTGTAAATCTTTTTCTGAAGAGTTAGATCTGCTTGGAAAAGCATTGGACCTCTTAATGAGTATCTAGAAGCATTTCCAAAAGTTCCAGGCATTGGTACTGAGAAAGCAGCAGGATTCAAGAAAATTGTTTTATCAGAATTCTTGATATATGGCGAAACTCCTAATACATAATCAGGTCTGCGGATTTGTCTTGTTTGACCACCACCAGGAACATTAATAACAGCTACAGAATTAGACCCTACAGAACTATTATAGTACATTCCAGATGATTTGTCAAAGAAGATAATATCGTTTCTGACGATTAATGGATCAAGAGGAAGACCTGATCTGGTATTGATAACAGAACCGATCTGCCATGTTTTCCATTCATACAATCCAACAACATTTAAATTATGACGAATATCCGCCGCATTATTACCATAATCAGTTCTCCAATTATAAGGATTTGCAACAGTTACAGTTTCATTTGAGCCACCAGATGAACCGATTGATCTTCCCCATGTGTATGATGCACCATAAGTTAGACCACTCTTTGTTTTTCTGTTTAGAGTTGCCTGTAAAGCATTATAATGATCATTACCACCTGATGTCTTTACGTCAACTTCAGCAAATCTATCACCCCATTGTCTCTTTACAGTTCCAGTAGGAGTTACATCTGTGATTAGATTTCCAAGAGTTCTAATAAACAGATTTCTACCAAGAGAACCAACATATGCAACAGTTAAAACATTATCTTTAATTTGTTGTTGAACTGATGCTGTATATGAGTAAACAGTTTCCGGAATATTATAACCAGAAGAATAAGCTCTTGGTTGAAATCGAAGATTTGGATCATTGATATTGTAAGAAGCAATAATTGAAGTAGGATTAATTGGATAAGTTGTATTAGTTATAGTCTTACTAACACGATCAGATTCAAATGGTTGAATTAGATCTTCTGGTTGTCCAGGTCCAAAATAAACACCAGTTCCTACACGAAATACAGTCTTACCATTTAGAGATTTTGGACTCCAAGTTCCAGATAATCTTGGTGAAAAATTATCTTTATTTGAACGATAGACAGGAAGATTATTTGGTAAAATGTTTCCTGTTTCTGGTGACCAATTAACTAATAGATTTCTCTTTTCTTTGAAAACTGAATAGAATTCATATCTAATTCCATAATTAACAGTAAAGTTAGAAAATACTTTCCATTCATCTTGTGCATAACCAATTAGATAATTCTGAGTAATTTGTCTTTCTCCAGTTGCTCCATTATTAAACGGAGAAGGTGCAGAAAGATCTCCCAAAAATTGAATTTGTAATGGACGATTATTAATTAGATCTTCTACGTTTGAGAAGCTATAAGTTGTACCACCAAGACGATCTGTAAATAAACGGATAAATCTTAATTCTCCACCAAACTTAAAATTATGAGAAGAATTAATCCATGAAAAATTATCAATCAAAGTAATTGAAGTATTAGTATAAGGTTGTCCACGTCCATTTGTAGCAGAATTTGATCTTACTAGACCACCAGCAGTAGCAAATCCTGTGCTTGAACCTTGTGTTGTAATACCAGATAAAGCAACGCCACCAGTTAGATTAATTGAAATATCTGCTGGATTAAAGTTATTTACAATTGGTGCAGTTCCCCATGCTCTTGTTTTATAAGCATTTAATCCAATCTTGGTTTCATTAATTTTCTGTGGCGAGATAATCCATTGAACATTTGCTACAGCATTTTGTGGGACCGCAGTAACATCAATAGAATTTCCAGTAACACCTAGTGGTTGAATTGACTTACCATTATCTCTGAAGTAACGGAAATATCCAGAAAGATTATCTGAAATTTTTGAATCTAATCTTAGACCAAACGAATTTTCATCTACAGTCTGTTTTCTATCAATAGCAACAATAGAAGCATTTGGATCTGTTGTTGGAATATTTCCAACTGGATAAAGTGCTAGAAGATTTCTAACTTGTGGAACTGCTCTTGCTTTTGCTGATTCTGATGGAACAGCTTCTCTAAATGGAACTGATTGTCTCTGCCTTAGACCTTCATATGAAGCAAACCAAAAAGTCTTATCTTGCTTTACTGGACCGCCAATAGAGCCACCAAATTGATTTAGACGTAAAGGATTCTTAGTAGCATCAAAGAAATTTCTAGAATCTAATACATTATTTCTAAGATATTCAAAAACACCACCATGAATCTTATTACCACCAGACTTAGTTACAATTGTGATTTGACCACCAGTTCCTGTACCATATTCTGCTGGATAATTATTAGATTCAACACGAAATTCTTGAACATTTTCCATTGAAGATTGTAATCTAAAAAATGAAGAAATCTGTCCATTTAGATTACCTGGAGAAGCATCAATAATAGAAGATCCTTCAATACCATCATATCTAATAGCATTTTGCTGATTAGATCTACCGCTAAACTTAATATTATCAAATGTACCACCACCAGCAGTTGAAGCGCCTGGAGCTAATAGATATAACTGCGAAATTTGTCTACCATTTAGTGGCAGATTTGAAACTTCTCTTTCAGAAACATTAACACCAATCTTCGCTGAGGATGTATCAATAGATGTAACTTCGCCACCTTCAACAATAATTTCAGTCTTAATAATTTGAGGTACTAAGATGAAATTAATACCAATAGATTCATTAACTAATAGTTTAATTCCTGTTTTCTGTGTATTTGCAAAACCAGGAGCAGAAGCTTTTACATTATAAGATGAAGCAGGTAGATTTGTGATAATGTATTCACCAACTTCATTTGTTACAACTTCTCTTACAGATCCAGTTTTTTCGTTCTGAATCTTAACAGTTGCACCAATAATTACTTCTTCATTCTTATCAAAAATCTTTCCTCTAATAGAAGCTTCTTGACTGAATAGGCTAGTCGTTAATAAAAATAAACTTAATAAATATTTCATAGATTCCTTTGTTACAATTTAATTAATTTTTTTACCCCTAAAACACTTATCGGGAACCATTGGTTCCCGATTTTTTATTTAATTTTCTTATAAAGTTCTTCATATTTTTCACACAAGTTTTTTATTTGTGTGACAGATTCAGGACTGACAATAGTTTCATCAAAATCACCAAATATAGAACGATAACCAAATATGTATTTTATTCCATTAACTAACCTCTTATAAAAAGGAAGTGGAGATAAATGCATTGTTAAAAACAGTTCTGGTGTTTCGGTTGTATCATATGGATCTAAGTAAAGATCCATTCTAACAACATGTTGTAATGATGTGCATTCACATTCAATATATGTTTTCACTTTATTTTGGGGGGAGATTCTCCCCCCCTCCTTATTTAGTTGAAATTGTGAACTTCTTTGGTTTCTTATGTTCAGGAACAACTAGTTCTAGACTAACATCTAGTAGTCCATCTTGATAAGTTACATCTTTTACTTCAACATGTTCACCTAAAGTGAATGTCTTAGTAAAGACTCGTTCAGCAATTCCCTTATGTACATAAGAAATACCTTCTGGTAAATTCTTAGGCTTCACCTTACCCTGAATGATTAATTGATTTTCTTCAATTGAAACATCCAAATCTTCAGGACCAAATCCAGCAACTGCTAGAGTAATATTGAATTTGGTTGAATCTTCATTTTTTGTGAGATTGTAAGGAGGATAAGTTCCAGTTTGTTTGGCCTGTTCTGCCCAAAAACTGGTTAAATTATCATAAGAAGGGAAAGGAAATGTATCTAAATTAATACGTCTTAGTGTCATGTTTTTCTCCATTTAAGCGAGTGATTTAATGAGATCCTTTTAGGCATCTCATTATTATTTATAATACCATTATGGGGTATTAAAATCTGTATTTGAACTTGTCCATGTTATTGTTGGATATTGAGGATATTGAGGATATTGAGGATATTGAGGATAAGGATAAAAATAAAATTGATTTTTAGAACGAACAACAATTTTATCTCCTTCAATAACAATTTCTACATTATCATCAAATTCTAAATCTATATCTTTATATTTAATATGATTCATATTATATACTTTTATTATAACAAAAAATGGGGCTTTTGTCAAGCCCCATTTAATTATTTTTTATTTTTTATTATGCGTCTGGGAAGTTAATATCTTCTGCGTCACCAGTGATTGTTCCCATAGCAACTAGTGTTTCATACTGAACACGTCCAGCACGTCCACCAGTTCCTACTGTTTTCTTAACCCAACCAGCATGGAAACCTTTATTACCAGAACCTAAAACTGATGCTGCTGTTGCTTCACCGGAAGTTAGTGTTAATGTTTGTGCGTTATTACCAGTTCCGGTTAAATCCATTAAACCAGTAGCACCACCAGTTTGTGCATTAGCTAATGTATCATATAGTTTAAATGTATTGCCACCAGTTTTATTAATGTAATAAACAGTGGCATTTGTTAAACCACCCATTGTTGAACCACCACCATTTGAATATGTGACAGCATCACCAGTTACAAATCTATGTGAATTATATGTAATAACTTCTGTTGATGTGTTAACTGCTGATGTTGCGATTGTTGCAAATGGCTTACCAACAGTAACTGTTGGTGCTGATGTATATGATGAACCAACATTTGATACAGCAATTGCAGTTACAACACCACCTGAAATTGTAGCAGTTGCAGCAGCAGAAGAACCACCACCACCGCTAAATGAAACGGCTGGTGCTTCCATATATTGTGTTCCACCAGAAATAATTGCAACGTTTACAACATTGTCTGAACCAACAGAAATTTCTGTTGAGTCAACACCATAAACATTTGGAATATCTGCTGTTGGAATATATGATGGTTTTTCGTTAGCTGTTACGTTTCCAGAAATTGTAATTGTTGCTGTTGTTCCAGCATAAACTACAGCTAATGTTAATGCAGTATCGCTTGTGATTGATAAAACTTTATATTCAACACCAGAAATAACTAAATATTGTCCTGGTTCTAAATCTGTTGTGAATGCTGTTCCACTTCCTGTGACTGCTGCACTATTTTGTGTTACAGAAATTGATGTTCCTGTAATTGTTTTGGAATCTTTATTTCCCCAAAGTGACATTTTTTCTCCTTATAAGGTAAAATTTTTCAATATGTAAAAATATTTATATAAACAAAAAACTCAGGAGAAATCCTGAGTTTTTTTATTTTTTAACATTTGTAGATATTCATCTATGATTTTTTGGTCTTTATCGTTTAATTTCCAATTATTTAGCCAATTTCTAGCTATTACATCTTGTCTTTTTTCTTCTATTGTATTAGACACCTGTACTTCCTATTCCCCCAACTCTATCTGTTTTTTGGGATGGTTTGTCGAAAATTTGTTGAAAACTAGTTCTAATAACCGGAACAATTTCACCCTGACATAAACGATCACCATTATTAATTTTAAATGGTTCATTACTGTTGTTAAAAATTGGAATAAATGTTGGTTCTACATAATCAGAATCAATAACACCTTCACAATTTACTAAGGTAATACCATTCTTAATTGATGTTCCAGATCTTGGATGTAGTCTAATAGAATATCCTTCTGGAATATCAAAAATTAAATTTGTTGGAACTAATGCACGTTCTCCTGGTTTAATGTAAATATAGTTATCAAACAATGTTTCAATTGGTAATTCTTTTTTAACTTCATTATCTTTTGTGAAAATCTTAATTTCTCTGTCTGGAAGAATTGAACAAAAAATATCAAAACAGGCTGAACTTTCTGTTCCATACTTTGGTTCAAATGCACCTTCATCCACTTTATAATAATTTAAAATCATCTAAATCTCCTCAAATTGAAATATATAATACTACTATTAACACCCCACCCTATCATTCTATCATACCATTTTGGTTTTGTCAACCTATCCATATTTTCAGTAAACTTTTGAGCATTATCAGTTATTTTTGTAGTGTTATCAACAATAACAGGAAATTTCTGATCGAAAGTATTTGTCATTGAACCAATATTTTTTGTTATTTTAGGTATTTCTACCTGAAATGTTTTTGAAGTTTCTCTTACAGTATTTCTAGTATCAATTAATAAATCACTAGTCAAATTTTGCCAACAATAATCATTTATATTACAATTAGTTTGTGTATCAAATCTTGCAAATATTTTTTCAGAGTTTTTTGGAATTGTTTTATATTCATTAGACAATAACATTAGTTCATTTTCAATATTTTTTACACTAACAAAAGTTTTTTGTTCAATAGAATCAATTCTCTTAAATGTATTATTTTCAATTGAAGAAATTCTTGTAAATAATCTATTTTCTACTGAAGAAATTCTTCTATCAATTTTATCTGTGGTTTGATAAAGATATGAAAATGTTTCATTTTTAATTAAACTAATTTCATTAGAAACTTTATTTTTTATAAAGTAACTCATGTCAAATATTACCCAAGAAAGAGTTAAATAAAAAATTCCAGCACAAATATTCTTAAATAATTCTGATTTCATATAATATCTTCAGCTTTTATTGGTAGAATCATTTTTTTCAAAAATTGACCATTTTCAAAAACTAATAATGATGGAACTACGTTTATATTATATTCATAAACATATTCTTTTTCTTCTTCAACATTTACAAATAATACTTCTACATAATTACCTTTTATTGGTAATTCCATACATAGCTTAAATAAGCTTCTCGAAAGCGTTGAACCCTTAATACCACAGACTATTAATTTATATATTTTTGGCATAAAAATATATATGGGAGGATTTCTCCTCCCATATTAGAAGATAGGAATTGTTGTGAAATAACCCTTATCACGATTAAACTTCAAACCAAATCCAGTTAGTGCAGAACGTGTAGTCTTAACACGAACAGAACCAACTTTTCCTTTTGTTTGTGGGAAAGCTACGTCTAGTGTTAAGGCAGTTTGACCCCTTGCAGGAAGAGTAATTTTATCTGTATGGATTTGATTTCCTAGATTATCATAAAAAGTAAATGCTACTTCTTGTGTATAATTTAGATAATTAACTAGAGCTAATCCAGTTGAAAAAGAACCATAATTATCGTATGGTAATGAGAATCCATCTCGATTAGCAATAGAACTTGAAATCGTTGCTTCAAAAGAAGCATTTGAATATGTTGCCTGAGCAACTACACCAGAACCATATACAGTCTTAATATCCAAAGAACCAGTCTTTAGTGAAAGTGGATCTGATAGAACTACATCAACGGAACCATTTCCAGGAACAACGACAGAATGTTCAGAAACATAATTTCCATTAATAAAGAATGGTGAATTTGTTCCCGAAGGTTCATAAAACTTCAGAGTAACTAGACTGATCCAATTGGATGTGTTTGTTAGTCTGACAGTTGTTGTCCAACCACCACCGGATGCAATATGGGGAATAATTGGATCGGTTGAAGTAGTAAAGGTTCGTGAATCAATTACTGTAAGATTAATACCCACAGAAACAGATACAGATGGTGAATTCTGAACAAAGTTAACTGGAATATTATAAGATCCAACAGAAAGACCATTATTTACTACAGACATCTTTACAACTTGATTTGTTCCAGGTGCCAGAAAACCCTGAACAGGCCAAACAAGAACAGCTTGCTGATTGGATGGAACAACTGTAGTAAATGCAAAAGGTGCTGCATTTGAAGAAATTGTTACGTCAGGTACAGCAACAATTGTATCTGTTGCTAAATCAAAAGTCACATTCACACTAGAAGGCGACACAGTAGGTTGAGAGAACATCAACCCAATACTAAAAATACTTACTAAAATAAACTTCATTTTTTCTCCTTATAATCATTTATATAAAATCCAGAACCATTAAATTTAATACCACAGGCACTAGGAATTTTTTTAATAAAACACTCAACATTTTCGCATCCTGGATAACGAGTAATATCTTCATCCATTTTTAAAATCATCTCAAACTCTTTATTGCATACTTGGCATTTAAAGTCATAGATTGGCATATTTAAAACCCTGAAAATATTTGTCAATATTTAAATAAGAAATATAATGACGTTTTGGATTTTGAGTTCCATAATGTTCTGCGATAACTTCACACATTCGTTCAGAACCAACAGGATTTAAGGAATGAACTATACACAATTTTGTAGGCCAACGATTATTCTCTTTCATCCAAAGAACAAAATCATAACCAGTTTTTTCTACATAATCTTCTGGCTTTACATGTCCATAATGCTCATATGCAAGATCATGATCTAACCATGCTTCTTCAATTTCATTTTCTTGCATAATGTTTACTGCTTCATCAAAATTTTTAGCAGTTTTCCAGTTTCCAATAAAAGGACACTTTCTAACATCATCTAACCAAAGTTTCATAAATACTCCGTCTTAATTACAGAATTACAATGTTCACAACGAACGTTCTTCTTGAATGTAATATATTGTTGCGCTTCAAATGGACCTAATGCGTAATTCTCTGGAGAAAGTCTCTTTTTGTTGCCTTTAGAATCAATTCTATATGGAACATAATCCATAATCAACGAACCATAATCGTCATCGTAAGATTCGTTAATCACTACATAAGTGACTTCTTCGCCATCTTCAATTCTTTTCTTTTCATTTATCATATTAAATATAACTTATAATTAAGTATAGCTTGTTCTTCAGTCATAGTCAACTTCTTGAGAAACTTTTTTATAGTGTCTTCAGTTCCACCTTTTCTATCTGGAGAAACAACTGCAATTAATATATCTGAATCTCTAGCAATTAGAGTATTTCTTGCATATGCAACTTTAGCATATGCGGTTTTATAAGATATACCAGAATCCATCAGTGTTTTTAAATTTTCTTGATTGGGATGGTGAATTGTGATAGGAACAAAATATACTTTAGCAAGAATTTCTGCAAAAAGATCTCCACCAGTTTTGCAACCACCAGAAATAATATTAACTTCAGAACAATCTATTTCTACTAATATATTCAAAAGCTTTTCAAAATCGGATGAAGAATTTCTTTTTCTTGAACCAATAATTCCAATATTCATAACTGTTTAATGTCCCGTGATTGAGATGGCTCACGGGACCAGAAGCCTCATCGTTACCATAAGGTAACGAGCAACCTTAAAATTTATATTTGAGATTGTTATAAACATCCTTAGAAGTTATCTAGAAATTTCTAATTCTGTCTATTCGTGGTAGCCAATCTCATGCATACTTTTTAGACTCCTGTATAACAATGTCCTGGGGTCGAACCAGGGCCTCCGGATTTACAAAGGTTAGCTAACCGTTCCGGCGGTCTACCATTAACCTAACATCACTATACGTCCATCAACCACAATCTTTGGAGCTACGAGTCAGACTTGAACTGACAACCTACGGTTTACAAAACCGTTGCTCTACCAATTGAGCTATCATAGCTTTACCATACAACCATTATACCTCGAAAGGAATTGAGAAGTCAATACTACCAGTGAAAAACACCAAACTTTTTTTCACCGTTTGCATAAACCACTAAAACGTTTCCATCTTCAGCAAATTCAAGAGGATCACCCCAAAGAGACGGGACTTCATCACCAACTTCATAAGACAACTGACGGGACCAGCGATTATTACCACCGAAATAAACGCCATCTACTTCTAAAATACGCTTGTTCGCATCTTCGGCATTTTCCGCCTCAACAATAACAACTTTTGGTGGAGGCTTATCAATACCGAAAGAATTATTTTGTAGAAAGCTAAAGAATTTCATATATTCATTATACCTTAATAGCGATCATGATCGCTTCTTTCGTTTACATGCACAATCACATAAACATTTCTTCACACACGGACATTTATCTACACAACATCCATGCGGAGTACAAAACTTTGGAACATTTGCATTAACAAAATATCCAGAAAATAAAAAACTACACGCAAATAAAAAATATTTCATAATTTATCCTCACTAATCTTGTTTGCGGATTTTTATAGTCTGCGAGTTTCTAATCTCTCCTTACCGTGGGTGACTATTGCCATGAGCCGCATCTTGGCTCTGGAAGTAGGACTCGAACCTACAACATTCTGGTTAACAGCCAGACGCTCTACCATTGAGCTATTCCAGAAAAATTTGGTAGGGAAAGTCGGATTCGAACCGACGTGCTTCTGTTCCCAAAACAGACGAGATAAACCAGGCTCCTCTATTTCCCTATGTTTATATATTTATAATATCAAAAATTTTATGGTTTGTCAAGTGCTAGAGGAAAATATTTTCATCAATTTCTTTTTCTTCTAGTGGACACCATTTTGGAAATTTTTCACCAATTCGCAAATCTACTTCTTTATTAACTTTTTTACAGAATCTAGAATCGCCTAAAGAATCTGTGAAATAAAAATCACATTGATAACATGAACCAATCATTCGTGAAGGAATAATTTGTTCAGGAATAACCTTAACTTTCTTTTGGTTCATAATTGTCTCCATAATGTCTAGAAATAAAATCAACAAAAAAATCTAAATCAATTGGTGTATAATCACAATTTTCAACACACATATTGAATTTTCTTGGGTGAAATTTTATTTTATCATGAATATGACCATACAGATAAAAATCATAGTATGGCTTATTAAATCTATTATCTTCTTCTGGATAGTGACAAAGATAAATTTGTTTATCCATGATATTTAATACTAGATCATTTTGTGATGTTTCAAACAAAGATTCGTCAATATATTTATCATGATTACCACGAATCAAATGTATTTTTCCATTTAATTTCTCACGATAATTTTTTGAAACTTGATGTCCTGGACGACCAAAACAAAAATCACCAAGAAAATAAACAATATCATTTTCTGATACACATTTGTTCCAATTATTTATTAGAACTTCATCCATTTGTTCTTTTGTTTGAAATGGTCTATTACAATATTTAATAATATTCTCATGACCAAAATGTGTATCAGAAATCACCCAACGTTTCATATTAACCTATAATTACTTCAGTAACCAAACCATTTTCAACAGAAAGATTTAATCTGGCTGGATTATAATCATTTGTCAACATGAATGGGACACCATCAATATTTACAACTCTTGAAGGAATTTGATTTTCTTTTAAAAAATCTCTAACTTCATCAACATTTTTTCCAATTAAATTCTCGTACATATTTCCTCTTAAAGAAGATCTACTTTACCATTTCTGTAACATTTCGCAACACCACGTTCAAGAAAGTGTAGATGGTAAATCCATTTTTCTCTCTCTAAAGCTACTCCTAATTTATAACAAAGATAACAAAGAATAACAGCTAGTGCAGTAAAAAATACAGGTGGTGACATTAGAACTCCAAATCTATTAATCCACAATTAAAAACTGGAACATTTAATACTTTCCAACATTCTCTGATGACTTGTGGGCGATCATCAAAAACAGCAAATACATTATATTTATACTTGATGAATTGATTGTACATATCCATTTTTACTTCTGAATCTCTACGACGATCATTTTCTTGTCTCATATGAAGTTCAACATTTAATCGAAAATCATCATATTCATCATGATGATTCAGAACATAAAAGCCACATTTATCTTCTAGCCATTTAACAGTTTCAGTTGAACACTTTTCAGAACGTCCAGTAAAAATAAATATTTTAAAATTCGGATTGATCATCTTCAATGCCTTAACAGTCATTAAGACATGATTTCGAACATCGTCTTGATATACTTTATGTTCATCATAAGGTCCACGATCTTTCATTTGAGCAAGAGTACCATCAATATCAACAATAATACAATTATATAGTCGATTAGGTTCCCATTTTGGGAGATCACGATCAATCGGAGTTTTCATAAATTTATCATACATATCACGAATTACCTTTTCTCCAACTTTCGC